GTGACCCAGTGCCTAGGGTGATCAGCCCCAGATCACCCAGGTACAACATAGAGTTGGGCCGTTTCCTGCGGCCCATCGAGGAGAGAATCTTCCGAGCTATCGCCAAGGTTTTTGGCGACCAGACTGTTTTCAAGGGGTTGAACAGCGCTGATTCTGGGAGGCTCATGTTCACGAAATGGTCCCATTTTAAGGATCCAGTGGCAGTTGGTTTGGATGCTAGTCGTTTTGACCAACATGTGTCGCGGGAGGCATTGAATTGGGAGGGTTCACAGTATCTCCAGTGTTTCCCACTCAAACGCCATCGTAGGCGGTTGGCTAAGTTGCTTTCTATGCAGCTCGTCAATGAGTGTGTTGGCTACACTGCTGATGGGCGGGTCAAGTACCATACCAATGGTGGTAGGATGAGCGGGGACATGAACACATCGCTTGGCAATTGCCTGTTGATGTGTATGATGGTCTTTGCTTATTCCCACTGGGTTGGAGTACCCGTTAAGCTTGCCAACAATGGCGACGACTGTGTCGTGTTCATGGAACGCCGACATTACACCCGCTTCATGAGGTTTCTCGATGGGTGGTTCCTGCGCATGGGTTTTTCCATGGCGGTCGAGCCCCCTTGCTATACCTTTGAGGAGATCGAGTTCTGCCAGACGCACCCCGTTTGGGTTGGGCCTGACCATGATTCCTATATCATGGTTCGCCACCCCAAATGGGCTATTGCCAAGGACACTGTGTGTGCTCACAATTTTGTTGAGCCGCATTTGTTCTCGGCTTGGCGTTATGCAGTTGCCGAGGGTGGTTTGTCGATGACCGGTGGTGTGCCGGTCTTTCAGAATTTCTATCGCGCCATGTCTCAGGGTGCGGTCCAGCGAAAGTCAGTGGATAGTGGTCAGTCGTGGGGGGTGCGCACACTCCAAAAGAACATGTCTCGTTCTTTTGGGGGTGTGCTGCCCCGCACACGCGCCAGTTTCTACTGGGCATTCGGTGTCACGCCTTGTGAACAGCTGGTTTTGGAGGACTTCTACGATAATGTGGTGTTGAGCGAGCGGATCGGTTCAACGCTACACTATCAGCCGGCGCAGCCGCTGTAGTCGTTCTCCTTGGGGTTATGGATGCTAAGT